GATAACCATCGAAGATTTTAGCCATCCAACATTTGCAGGCTGTCTTGCCTGTCCCGTGTCGCTCAGGGTGTAATACGCGCCCGGTGACGGATTAAGAATATAGCCTTTTGTTTGTCCCGCTTTTATCGGCTCATACGTCCATGCTTTAGAACTCTTGCCTGTTCTGTTCTCTGTGCCAGGCGTGATCGTCCCGTCCGCTATCTTTGCCATAACGTAAAAAAACTGCTTTGCGCTAAAGTATCCATCAGGGACAGGACTGCCATTTGCAAACTTCGCGCCCGTGCTGCCATACGCACGCGCACGCGAGGCGTATTTATACGGGTGCGGTATCGCCAGCTTCAGTCTAAGAAATTCAGCGATTGCATTAATAGCGACATGCGGAACATACGCTGCCACATTGAGCAGGTATGTTCTTACCTGCTCAACGCCCTTTATATCAAATCTAATCTTCATCTGCCCGCCGCTATTTGTGACAATCTCTCAGGCGCGTTCGCGTCCGCCGTTTCCAATGTCGGTAATAATCGACATTGACATTTCCAACCGCCGCATTCCAGGTATTCATTCGGGGCCATTTGTGGATGCAGCCCACTTTCCATCCAGTCACGGGCAGAGGCGATAAGCCCATCCAACGCCAGGCAGGTGCTGCACTTCTTTTCTGTATCGCCTTCCATCCATATTAGATTCTCACCAATCGGTGTATTCGGCTTTGCGCCCTCTTCAGCCGCTATCAACATTACCGCGTTGTTGTAACTCTCTGGAACTTTATTGGCCCATAACGCAGCACGGGCTAATAGGGCGGTTACTCCAATAGCCAATCCCCTGTCTCTTATAATGTCCTCATAATACTGATTGACGAATGTGTATTGCTCTTCAATCGCTGCCTGTAACTCAGCATCCAAATAAGCAGGTATATCTTCCGTATCCATCAAGTCATACCACGCACCATTATATGCTTCGCTTAGTTTCTTTTTTATCAGTTCTTTTAGTTTATCTTCAAAGTCCGCGCCAATCTTGCTGTCGTAAAGTTGCTGCACCAGCTTCTCTATGTCAATAAGATAGCCGTCATAATCGCCAGTTTCGCCAACCTTTAGAGCGACGCGCGTCCGTGGCGTAAGATACTTGCGTACCTGCGGAACTGCCTTTACAGCAGAGCGGGCAATGTCAAGCAGGTTCATACTTCGCCACCGCGTTGTCGATACTTTTAGCTAATGCCTTAATGCTGTCTACATCGTCATGCCGCGCAAGTTGTTCACGTGCCTGCTCGAACGTCATTGTGCCAGCCTTAATCGCTTTATACATTTCATCGGATATTTCTACCGCGTGCCACGTCACCATCTTTCCAGCCTTATTAACTTTTTCGTACCACCTTTCCAATTCTACCATCGCTTTGTTTACGGGCGGTTTTTGTATCGGCGGCTGCTCTTCTGGCACTTCCACATCCTCAACAACTGGCTCATCCTGTTGCATTGGCATTACAAACGGCTGCGGCTCTGGCTGTTCTAGTTCTGGCGTCCCTGTCGTGGCTGTAATTTGCGCTACAAATAACTTGCCGCGCTCTTTATCTTCATCAGGCTTGCCGTCCCAAAACTCTGCATTGATCTGGTCAATCGTATGAGTTTGTGAATATGTGGCTATCTCTGCCAATCGAAGCGTTTTATCTTCTGGCACAACCTCTTCGTATTCACAGTGATACCCATCGCCATACACGCCAACCAGTTCACTGTTTAGCTTGTCGGTCAACTCACGCAATATCGGCTGCAACGTATAACGCGCAAATGCCGTCGCGCCAGTCGCGCCATTAGCCAGGCTGTTATTGTCAAGCATCGAATACAAGCCCGGCGCCAGCCGTTCATATATATCTTTTTTATTCATATCCAGACCAGATAAGAACTCCATTTCTTTTTGAGTGGCTGCGCTTTGCATCCATTCTACGCCGCCCTTGCCAACGCCGCGTAACATCATGTTGTTGCGCTTCTTGCTGGCTTCTGTCACTTCGTTCTTCATGCGCTGCCAATCCGCGTCCTGTACCATTTCAGAAAACGCAAGGATGCCAGGCAGGCGGGCATTGTTGTCCGCAAATAATCTGGTATTCCACGCCTGCGCTTCAACTGCGCCAAATCCGATAACAGCCAATGACTGAATAGCACTCAGTCCAACGTATCGGCTGGACGGATTGAATGACTTAAAGTGTAATACTTCGTAAGGCTCCAACGCAATCTCTTTACCGTTACCGGGATTATATTTATAACCACGCAATCCCATCTTGCCGTCAGGCACCGGGCTTATCATATTCGGCGGCAGTAACCATATATCATCTGGCGCTGCGTTTTCGTTTGCCCTGTTCAAATACCAATAACTATTGCCCGCAATCTTACGCCATGCAAAATGCGCACGGAGGAACTCAGTGCGGCTGTCGTATTGGTTCGGATGTTCAAGCAACATGGCTAACGGATGCTTTTCATCCTCCTTGTCATCCTTATCCACAATGTCAAAGTCTGCGTCAATGCAGGCGTCGGCGATAATATCCACAACCGTACCGATATAACTTAATGTTGCATATAGTTTAGCCTGGCTGTTATGCGCGGCTGGATCAGGCATCGCCCATCCTTCTGCCTCCGACGTATCCAAAAACCACGGGGGCAGTTTATCCGCCTTGACAAATCCCTGCTTTGATAACCATGTACTGATAAAGTTTTTAATCATTTGCGCCTCATACATAATCCACTAGTTTGGTACTGTCCATCCCGTCCATATCGGGTTCGTGTGCATAACGCCCCGCCGCAATAAGATGATCGTTCACGCCGCTTGGCTTTGGCAGTGCATTGCCGCCCGCATCTTCCAGCCAGTGCGCCGTGCTGATTTCCATTTTAGCATTAATGCACTTCTTGTCTATGATGATTTCCTGCTGCTGTAACCATTGATAACCGAATAAAACACTATCCTTGCCTTTGTTCGCGCCTGTGGCATATACACCATACTTCTTTAGCTCCGCGATACTCTTAGGCTCTGCGCTGTCGCAGGTGACATAATCAGTGCCAATAATCTTCTTTACTTCCTCGGCCAGCAGGTCATTCGTCAAGCCCTTCTGATACAGCTCGTCATAAACATAGATACGCTTATTGGCCTTGTCGTAATGTGCCACCCATAGCGCGGAGGGGTCAACGCTGAAGCCGAAGTCCAGCCCGTTGCGGTGGTTGGTAAACTGCGCCGTCATGTCTGACAAGTCCTGCACCTTCCAATTTGTAAAGATAACGTGACCAAGAATGCCCCAGTTACCCAACGTGTAAACATTATACCTGTACTTGTCGCTCTCGTTCTCTAAATCGTGCGTGTCCTGAGTGGTCAGAAAATAATTATCCTTGTACACTGTCTTAAGTATGGATAACTCCTGGCTATTGTGTGTGCGCTGGTTATCGCTCCATGCTACGCTTTCAAAGAACTCCTTATATATCCAGTGGCTTTGCAGGATCGGATTGAATGACAGTATCATGCGCTTGGCTGTGGCTTCATCGCCACCGCGCTGCCGTTTGTATAAGTCCTTCACATCGCCGCGCTCTGTCTCTGTAGCCTCTTCAATCCAGATGTCCGTTATCACTCCATTGGCAGGCACTAATGACTTTATCTTCTCCACATCGTCCAGCCCTGCAAATAATATCTGATACCCGTTTGCACAGGTAATTACCGCGTCACTCTTATTCAGCGTAAAGTAATCAAGCAATCCAGCCTCACGGATGACACGTTCTATCTGTTGGTAAACACTGCCACGAATTGTACGGGCTGTCTGCCTGCATACAAGATAATTCCTACCGCCCGCCAAAACATCTAACACACACCGCTGAGACAGAAACCAGGACTTGCCACTGGATGAACCGCCGTAGAATATCTGTGTCCGTGCGTACTCGGCAAGATATGGCTCATAAATATCATTAACCTTTATTGACTGATTCACTTGCCTTCTCGATAAGCACGTGCAGCGTCTTGCCGTCGCTGGTTATGTCTGTATGCTCTGTCAGTATCTTCGGGTCAAGCACCTGCAACGCCAGCTTATTATGCGCGGGGTTGCGGGA